GAAGGGAAGAACCCCACGAAGATACAAAACCTAGCTGGACTAAGGTTGTTCCGGATAAGGGGCGTCAACCGCCCCATCATCCGAAGACACTAACATCCACTTGCGGCGCTTTAAGTGCCCCAATTCCTGCTGGGTAAAACTCTCCTCGTAGCTTGTAACCCGCGAAGCGATGACTGCCGAAGCAACACCGATGTAATCCATCAAGCGCATATAGCGCTGTGTTTTACAAAACTTCACGGGAACGTATCTAACCCCTCCTTCCGGAGGGAAATGCCTGACACACTCAGGAATATCCGCCAGTAAGTACGAGAGCTTGTGATAAGCTGCATCGAACACAAACTGTGGACTTTTATTCCGATGTGCCACTAGGTAGTCTAGATAGGCACAGAGGATGTCATTAACTTCTCTCCACTCCTCATTTGCATCTCCATTCCTCACGGTAATTCCTGGGTGTCCAACCATTCTCAGTACCGTAGATCTATGTTGATGCGAATTTAAATGCAATAAGGAGTTCACTATAACTCCGACCGGGGCGTGACTCCCAGACACATCCAATTAGCTTCTCGGGCCTCATGTGGGTCAACAATAGTGCAACATGGAAGTGATATTCCGAACCGATATCGACATTAAGAGTTACGGTCATACTCACATTGTGTCTTGGTGGTGGCAAACCAAAATCATTAGAAAGCAAACAACCTCAAGCCGTTGGGAAACTCTTACTAAGCTGAGGAGGATATGTCATCACACGCAGCCACTCTAACACGAAGGCTGTAACCGCCGGATTAATCCACAACAGAATCTGGCTCCCAGCCAATACATTAAATATAATGTTTGCGGTACCCCGGAAATCTGTGCCTGCCGCCTGCCAAGGGTCATGAGTCTGGAATTGTGATGAAATAACCTGACTCCAAACCCCTGGGGACGTAAAATACTCGATACTCGAGAATGCGTTGATAGACGACGAGGCGTGGCGAACTAGAGCACTAAGCTCCAGAAAGGCGGGCATGGAAACCGGAAAGTCAATGACTATTCCAGGATTTCCAACACCATCGAATTTGTTGCTTATCTTTATCCCGGCGTTACCAATGTCCAACGCAATAGATGTTCCAACGGGACTAGCTTTGCTAGAGGCCGTCGGTGCTAAATAGCATGACAGAGTGCCCTGATAAGGGGCTTTAACGTCGGGTTTGATAAATTCCACGGTATATGAGACCGTAAGGTCACCATACGTCTGACTACCAGTCGTATTAAATATACCGATATAGAACTTTGCAACATCGTAGAGTTTTATATCCGTGTTGGGCGGATTGATCCGCGCAGCACTATACTCACCAACGAACCGCCACCCTACGGGTGCGTTCATGGGAGCGGACATGGCTGACCATATATTGCCCCTACGTGCTCCACCATAACCAGAAATCTGCTGCTTAGTCGATGGTTGATCATCAGACGCATCGTAATCGAAGGCTGCAACTACGGTGCCAGAAGTCTGAGAACTACACGACGGAGTGTAGCGAAACTCTAGACGTTTAAATCTGAACATCTCGTAATTGATCGCCAAACGACTAAGCCAGGGAAACAGTAACGGATTACTCGGGTTTACATCTAAACCCAATACGTTTCCTGAAGCCCCAACGATATCAGCTACATATTCTGTATTACTGACCGTAACAGTGCCTGCTGTGCTCTGAGTCCCAGAAATTACATTCTGACCCATCCGCACAGCTACCGGCGCATTCTGGCTGGAAGCATTTTGGTTACGGTTCCGCTTCTTGCGGCTCTTTCCAGGGTTCGAGGTCAGCTTGTTTAAAGCTGAATCAACTACTGACTGTACTTGAGCCGCGAGAGGCTTAGAACCGCTGTTCTTCTTCTTGTTTGCCATTGTTTTCAGGGCCCCACCTCACCCTGCGCGCGACTTCCAACGAACGAGCCAAAGCCTCAGGTGCCATTCTCAAAACATGCTCAAATTGACCAAAATTCAACTCGTCATAAGGCCGCGAAAACAACCGATAAAGGGTTTTACCCCAATTAACGGGAATAGCGGTTTGACGGTCTACAAAATGGTGTGAGCAGAATTCGAAACCTTGACTACGGGTCTTGACGTCTTTCAAGGGATGACCCAACATGGAATACCTTAACTTGGTATCCACGGAGGAACCCTCTACACAATCATCGCCCATAGCCATGGCCCAAGGAGCTCCAACGAGATTTGCAGCCAAAACTCTTATTCGAGAATTGGAGCTTCCCGTAATATAGGAGCCCGATGGCATGACACCAGCGACCTTCTGAGCAATCATTCTACCATCGCTAAGGTATAACACCTTAAACGCGATGCAGCGAAACCGATTGCGTACTAAGCGAGAGAACACGTCTCCCGACCGCCCGTCACTAAATTGTGTAAGGCGGACACGCATTTCCGCTTCGGCTTCAAGCTCCCAGCCTTGGACTGACCAATCCCACCCACTGACGTCAGATTCAATGACGCCTAGGTAGGATCGGTCCCGTACATAGTCCCAGGTCTGAGCAATTTGCTCAGGAGTATCAAGTCCTAAGCCCGGCTTACTAGGAATCGCATCCCATAAGCTTATTTCAAGCTGATTTTGGGAGCGAAACAGCACTCTCTCAACCAGTTGGTCTATTATAGACACACTGGAGATAATGCGCCATCTTTTCGCCCGGGCCTTTTCACTAGAATGAGGCTCATTCTTAACGAACAACCGAACCGGATCACAATACCCTCTCTGTACCAGCTCAGTGGATGAAAGTTCTCTCAAGTCTTCTGGATCTATCGAAGCCAAAAGCTTGAGTCTCTCGATCACCGCTGAACACACCTCCCTCGATCGCGAACGAAAGAGTGCCCTGTTGGATGTTCCCATCCAGCTTAATGGGACACCGGGGGAGGAGCCGGACTTGACTTCGACGTTGAAGAGGTCTGCGAGTTGGAGACACTCGACTTGCCTTTCTTCTTCGAAGCCACAGAGTTCTTCCCAACCTGAGTCGGTAAGATAATAGGGGCAGCTTGACTCTGGATACTGCCAGGCAACTCGTTCCAGTGCGCTAGCAAGCTCTGGAGGAGCTGCTGTGATACTACGGCGTCCGTTTTGGAAGAGGAAGGACTCGAACTCGGCTGTTGCACCTCGTTCGGGCCACTCCCAACCGAAGAATTCAGGGATGTAGTCCTTGAACGACTTTTCCTCTTGGAGGATTTGCTTGACCCATCTGGACTCGCTTTTCCTGAATTGGAAACCGAAGGTACATGACCCACGGCCGCACTCTGAGAAAGCAACTGTCCCATCATGAGTTTCAAAGTCGCGACCTCCGTCCTCAAATCGGTATCCACCAATTTGGTAGAGCCATTCGAGGGCTTCTGGCCTACTACACTCCCCGAGGGGGGGGTAATCGCCCCCCCACGGAGAGGGGCTGCCTGAAAATCCGGTTTGCGCTCCTGGCGATTCGGAGGGTTGGGATTGACCGGGATAAACCCGGCTTCATCATCAGCCCAATTACGCACCTGCAAATCTGTGAAGGGATCCTCCTCCAGGAAGGAGAGATCCTCTTCATAGTATTGCGCAGTGCCCTCAGTCTTTCGACTGTAGCTGCGCCCCTTCGTGAGTATGACACCCTTCGTGTACTCGGCGGAACCATCAACGTGTTCGTAAATTTCAAAATTACGATCCCATTGACTCATCTCGTCTTTCCAAGCCTCCTCGTGCATATCAGCCGCAGCATTATAAATCTCCAGCTTCTCATGCACCAGTGGCACGAAGTACGATGCCATATTCACGCCCTTCATGGGCACGGCTTTCGCATGGATGCCTATCACTTTTCCCTTTTGAAGGATTGGTGAACCAGACCAAGAAGGTTTGGTTGAGGCACTATGTCCAAAAGCGAACGACGAAGGCGCTGATGTTAGCTTTCCTTCCGAATAGCTCATCTTGCCCAACTCGTCTAGACCGTGCACAGTCACGGGACCCGGATACTTAGCCTTAGCAAGTCGGAGGGCCGATACACCCAACCTAGACCAAACAGCATTCGGAACATTAATTAACACAAAGTCTAAACCATCAGGTTTAGACATAATGCGCCAACCCCATTTCTGAATTTCCACCATCTGGCCTTTGTACTCTATAAAGGCTTTCGACACGGACATGGCCTCCCTCCAGCTATGAGCCGTTGTGAGGAGGTACGATTGTCCGGAAATACTAACCCTAGAGAACATGCTAAAGGCATGATCCTCGGTTCGCAGAACCCCTACTCCTGGCGGGTAGGACTCACAGTTTCGTATACGAGAACCTGATATGGCCATCTCGTCTACTACTAAGCGAGTACTACTAACTGCTTTACTGGGTAACTCACTCCGCATCTTGAGAAGAGTGAGGTACTGTTCCGGCGTTAGCCGCACACGAACTTTCCTGCCCGCCACTTCGGCTTCGACATAAGGGACCTCATGTGGGTCAACCCCAAGTTTACCGTCGACGTAGGTCGGGCACAGATCGGGCGCGTCCCGGAGTTTCGGTCCGAAACACCAGGCCCTCAGTCTAGCTATGGGACCAGCCCATAACAGCCTGAGAACAGGGGTGAACCTTAAAACCAAGATCAGAGCAAGAGCTGGAAGAAACCAGCCATGCTCTCGAACATCGGTGGCAAGGGACACCCCTTTGCCTATAACCTCCTCCACGGTCAGGTTACCTATCATAATAGGGCCCGACCGATTTGAGTCGGTCGTAGGCTTGTTGAGACCGGCGAGCTCCTCGATTGCCATAGACGCCATAACGCCTTTAAGACAATCTGGGCGATCGACGGGCGATAACTGATCGCAATTGCGAAGAGATTCACACGCCAAACCCATAAAGGAGTCCGCAGGAACTCCAGCGCAAATAACCTGCATCTTATCTGTCATGATGTGGCTAAAGCACTGTTTGAAAATAACAGAAAGCTTTCCCCCC